CAGCCGCTTTTTGAAACGTACAGCCGGCCGGACAAAAGATGATCCGCACTCGCTTTTGTATTCTCGCGGGCCAACCAGCCGTACGAATGGCCAATTGTGTAAAGCGGATGCTGGCGAATATAGTCGGGGTGCCACGACAACGGATTTAAAACAGAAAATGTATCCATTGGCAGCCCGGCTTTAAGTATTGGCGATTTTCCCTGCGCGTAGCATCGCCTCAAATACAGACATTAATCTTTGGCAACGGCGACGGTGCAGTTCTTGAATTCCTAGCAAGGCGTTATATACGGTATCGCAATTGAATTGAACATCGCTGGAGTAATCTGCAATATCTTCCAGCATAAGATCCAGGTCGTCTGAAACACGCAAACAATCCGTAATTGCTGTTTCAAGTTCAAAACGATCCATGCCGCACTCCTTAAATTTACTGCCTGAGTAGGGCTCGAACCTACAACCTACCGGTTAACAGCCGGCCGCTCTACCATTGAGCTATCAGGCATCAATGGACGGAATATACGTGTTCGTGCCGCTCCCCTTGGTTTGGAGCATTCGCCGCGGAAATAGCCGCAGCACCGAGTAAGGCTGAAAACAACACAGACAGGCACAACGCCATTACGCTAAGTTTTGTCCGCGAGATTCGTGTCATGTTTTGCATCTCCAGAATTTGATTGTGCGTCAATGTGCGTCTGTTCGTGCACTCGCTCATGCACAATTGTAACGCGTATACCCGCCCCTGCGAGAATTGAAATTAATAAGTCGGTTAGTGTTGAGCCGCCCATGCCCGCAAGCACACAAACGCCAATCAGCCCATATACGTTTTCGGCATTGCGGTAGTTTTGATACCAAATTAACGCTATGGCTAACCCCAAAAACCCGGAATTAAGCATCGCACTGACTATCGCTAGTTTAGAGATTTTTTTTGCAAACCGCAAAAGTGTCGCTAATCCGGCAAATGACGCCGTGCCAAATGCACTTAAAAAGACTGAAAATGCGTGAAACGTTTCATCCACGATAGTTCGTCCCACCCATAAACCCTGCACTGAAAGTTCTCACGATCCCCTACCGTGAGTCCGACCCCGGATAAACCGAGTATTTACGGCGACTTTCAAGGATAGACTATATCCCGTGTGGCATTCGCCGTGCCTCCGCCCGTGTGCGCGTCTAAAACTGACCACGGTTCCGTATAGGGTTTTCGCATCCCTGCGGCCGCCCTAACCTAACCAGCCGGCCACCACGACCAACTTTCAGTGCAGGGTTATTTTACCACAGATCCAATAACTCTACGGCAACGCAACAATTACAGAATTTTTGCGGCGATTAAGCACCCGCGAGCCACGGCGTGCAGCGGGTCTTTGGCATGCCGCACTTCTTTAACAGGCAGCGGAAAGTCGTTTTCCCGTAACTTTTGAGCGAACAAATCTACGAAGCCTTTTGCCTGACTCGTGCCACCCGCCACAACAACAGGTAGCGGCTGTTTAAACTTTGGCAGTGCTTTGTGATCAGCCATCGCGGCGGCTAGATTTTTCGTAGTGTAGTCGATGAGCCGTTCATAATACGAACATACAGCCGCCAGCACGGGGTTTGTATTGGGCTGCCCGATTGTAAATTCGCCGTGCTCCTTTTCGGCCTGCACAGCACTATCTGGCTCGCCCATCGCCACGGCGACCATTCGGTCGATCCAGTCGCCGGATTTCGTCGTGCTGAACATGACCGTCGGCTCGCCATTGAGCATGACGCAGCAGTTCACCATGCCCGCACCGCACGACAGTGCCACACCTGTATAGTCGTCGTTTTCAAGTTCGGAATAACAGACGGCTTCGGCTTCGTTAATGGCCTTCGCCGCGTACCCCCGCTCGGCCAAAATCGCCGTGACCACGTCTTCGTGATAGCCCACGTCAAATGCGTCGTCTTCTTGATCTACGGGTTGAGCCGGCACACAAAAGATAAGTTTTTCGTCTGGCACAGCGGCCGTGCCGACAACCTGCTGCAAAATAAACGCCAGCACCCGCTTGGCTTCTTTTTCTTTAGCGGACACGACACCGCGATACATCGGGCGTTTGGCCGAATCATTTCGCTCAATCGCTTTTTCGATCGCGTCCTGGCCGAGAATAATAAATGTGCCGTCTTTATCCCGCACAAATACCTTGCCCTGCAAACCCTTTTCGATCATTTTCATCGCCACGGGCGTCGTGGGGTGAATGATGTAAAACGCATCACGAAATTCCCGATACTCGATGATTGTTTCGGTGTCGCCGGCGACCGGTGGAATGCTGGGTGTTGCGACAACGCCAGGTTTGTTGGAAAGCCCAGGCATCGGCTTGGTTTTCCAGGCTTCTTGAGCCAGCACGATATATGACGTGCCTACGTCTAGTCCTTTAGCCATGTTAATTTCCTTTAAGTTGTGCCAGCCGTGATGCGGCGTCCTGTACGCCATCCGTAGTCACGGTCGTTTTTCCCAATTCATTTGTGTCAAGCCGTTCCATGCCACCGGTGTCAACAGGTGCCACGAACTTCGTTTCATTTATGTTAATTCTGGCTCTAGGCGATACAGAACACATCGGATCCGCCCAGCCAGGAGGAAACGGATCCAAACTTTGCTGGCGCCGAGGCAGAGGCGGAGGTGTAGGATCGGCGGCTTTGGGTAAATGTGTCACAGTGAGGACTTTTCCGGCAATCCAGTCAAGTCGGCCAAGGCCGTAGCCCACCACCAGACCGCATAAACCGGCAAGTGCTGTGCAAATTACGAGTAATGTGCTGGTGCCCATATTGCTTTTGGATGCGTTTCGTTGTTGTCAAAAACTGGTAATGTTTCGCACACCGGGAACAAATCTTCCAATCGTTTAAACACACTTCGGTCTGCGGCACCGACACCCTCGGGCAGGTCGTCGATCCAAATGTCTATTTTATAACCCAGCCGCAGCGTTGTCTCGCGTTTCGGAGAATGGTTACAAAACACAAGTCCGCTAAGTTTTTTAAACGTGTCTTCGCCGAACAAGCGGGCAATTTCCAACCGGCTGTACACCGTGTCAGTGCGGCCGGTCACACAAAACACGGAATGCCCGCGGAGCACCATACAGTTTACTAAATATCGCCACAGTTCAATATCGCTGGTAAACGTCCGATCGAAATCAACCGCGATCGTCGTGAGCCTGAATGGCGTCATGCCCCCAGTCCTCCGCGAGTTTATCGTAATATGCGTCGATGACGGCCTGGTCCCACTGTTCAGGCTGCGTAACGTCGTGCAACTCCGGAAAATGACGCAATAACAGCCTGGCTTCTGTTCGCACGTCAGTCGGTATTTTCTTTAGCCCATTAGACGTGTACGGCGACGCCAAACGACGTAAAAAATCCCGAACGTTAATCAGGGTACGGGTTCGTTCATAGGGCAATGTCATACAGCCATCTCACATATCTTTGTTTGGATCAGAATCAACCGGCACATACCCGTTTTTTTCAGCACACGCCGGGCACAACGTACGCACCCAAAACCCGGCTGCAGTTAAGTGAGCCGCTTGACCGCACAATTCACAAATGCGGTACGACATCGCTTCAGCCAGCGAAATAATGCCAAAAATTGTGTCGTCGTGGCCTAGATCGTACACCCGGAGCCCGCCGTACTTTTCTTTAATTTGCACAAACTGATATGACCGCTCGGGTGGCGACGTAGCAACATGCTGGGCAATGCACGCACACATCTGGTCTAAAAGCACGAACCAGCCGTCGCCGCACTCGCAACCGAAAGCCATGAGCGACTCAGTCAGTGGTTTATTGCGGCCCACAAAAAGTTCTGGATATTTGCGGACGAGTTGGTCTTCCAGTTCAGGGCTCATAAACAATTGTCTCGACTCCACACAATGTAAATAACCCACATCGCCAAAACAGTGCCGCACACCTCTGTCACCAACTGTAAAAGTGTTGCGTCGCTCATATGCCTACTCGTCGTAAGGGTAGCCGTTTTCCGGGTCTTCTGAATATTCGCCTTCGTCTTCCGTGTCAAACCACGGCGTGACATCCGGCAGTCGTGTAACAGCGTCGGAATAAAACATAGTGCGGGCTGGATACTGACAGTAAAACCGTTCGTGTTTCACTTGTGCTCGATCGTATGGGCGAAGGAGGCGCCTGACTCGTTGCGAAACCCAGCAATCAGTATCCGCCACCACGGCTTGTCAGGGTGGTGTCGGCAATGCCCCTGCGGTACCTCTACCATAAATGGTCGCCACTACCGCAGCGTGCCCGCAATTTCATGACGCCTGCAGAAGCCGTTTAAAGCGGTCAACATCCTGCCGGCTGTGAGACAACTGGTCTTCCAGAAAAACTGTCAGCCATGTGCGATTCGGCTCGGGGAGCGTATCGCATTGGCGAATTCGAGTTGCATAGTTGTCCACTACGGTTGCCTCCATGTCGCGGGCAAATTGCAGTGCCTCGCGAACGTCGGTCAACAGCGGAAACGTCCGGCATTTTATGGTCGGCCGATAATCCAACCCCCACAAAACATTTGAAAACTGCTGCACGTGAGCCATTTC